AATTTTGTTGCCGTTGTAAAACAAAATATCTTATTTCAAGCGCAAGTTGCTTATTTGTCTGAGCAACTTGCCCACACAGAAGAATTAAGAAAACAAATTGCAGACTTTGAACCTGTGAAAGAGGCATTGGTTAAATTAAGAGATGAAAATATCAATTTGACCAATGAGCTAAATAGTAAAGTTACCATTATTGAAAGTGCAAATAAATCTGATGCGGAAAAGTATCGTTTACAATCTTCTCTGAATGAACAGAGTAAAGAGATTGAACGATTAACAACTGCAACGATTTCTTTGCAAGAACAAGTAAAAGAACAAACAGAATACATTGCGAAGTTGGAAGAAATGTTACCAAAGACTGCAAAGAAAAAATTAGGTATTACACAAGAACAAATCGTAGAGGAGAATGGCCAAAAAGAAACTGTTGATAATGACACATTAAAAACATTATCTAGCGGCGGGTCATTCTAAATGCCAAACACAACTATTGAACTCAGGTCATCTGGTTCAACGGGTAATACTCCATCCTTAGGCGTTCTTGCAAACGGCGAGTTAGCGATTAACCGAGCCGATGGTATTCTTTACTATAAAACTGCAAGTAATACCTTAGGTTCAATCCGCACCACACAACCTGCGGGACTCACAACCGAAATCCAGTTCAATGATTCTGGTTCGTTTGGTTCAAATTCTGGTCTAATATTTGATAAAACATCAGGAGTTTTTACCGCACCTATTGTTGCATCAACCAATAACGGCAACGGAACAAACTTCAAAGTTGGCGATGATGCTTGGATTGGTGATGTTAATAGTGCTGATACTCTACGAATTGCCGGTCAACAAAATGTCAATAATGCATATATTATATTTGGTGCAGCGAATGCCAATACATTAGGTAGAGCAGGAACCGGTGCATTAACATATACTGGTGCGTTTACTGCAACTGGAATGTTATCAGGTAGAGAGATAACCTCAACACAATCTTCTGGTGATGAAGGCGGCCAAATTAATTTGGCGTTAGCTGCAACAAATACTACTTTGAATAGTAGTGTTGCAATTGATATCTACCAAAATAGATTAAGAATTTTTGAAACTGGTGGTACCAATCGTGGTGTCTTTATTGACATGGCAAATGGTGCATCTGCCGGAGTAGGAACAAACTTATTAAGTCCTGCCTCAACACCAGATACACTAGCAAGAGAAACCGCTAATGCGGCCTTTGCACGAGCAAACTCTGCTAACATTCTTGCACAAGCAGCTTTCAATCAAGCAAACACCGATGTAACCAACATCTCTGCAACAGCCGGTGTTTATGGTAATGCATCTCATGTTCCTGTTGCAACACTAACTGCTAATGGTAGAATTAGTTCAATCACCAATACTGCCATTTCAATTGATACTGGTGCGATTACTTCTGGTACATTAGCAGTTGCTCGAGGTGGTACTGGTGTAACTACTTCTACTGGTAGTGGTGCCGTTGTTCTCAACACCGCACCAACGATTACTTTACCAACAATCAATAACATTCGACCAGGTTATTCCACAACTGTTACGGCAGCTGGCACAACCACATTGACTGTAAACAGTAATTATTTACAGTTCTTCACAGGTACTACAACACAAATATTATCTCTGCCTGCGCCACAAACAATGACATTGGGCATGGGATTCTTTGTTGTAAACAATTCAACTGGTAGTATCGAAGTAAGGGCGGCCAACTCTGCAACTGTAGCCACAGTTCTTCCAGGCACAGCTGTGTTATTTGTTTCCATTGACCTTACTGCGGGTAATGGTGCGGCAGGATGGAGTGCAGAGATTGTTGGTTTCTCATCTCTTACTGGAACTGGTGCAGTTGTTCTCAACACCTCACCAACATTAGTTAATGTTTCAGTATCATCTGTTAATGTTACAAACACAACTGCATCAACAACAAAAACTACTGGTGCCTTGCAGGTTGCTGGTGGTGTCGGTGTAGCAGGTAATGTTTCTACATTGGGAATAAATGTTGATAATAGAATTGATTGGGCTGGCACAGGATTTGCACAACCATCATTCACCAATAGAAGTGCCGGCCAAAAAATAACATTATATCCAGCAATAACAGGTAGTTTAGTTGATTATTCTATTGGTATTGATGGAGGAGTATTATGGACAACTGTACCAGCTGCTACTACCTCTTATCAGTTTAAATGGTATGGTGGTGAATCTGAAATAACTTCTTTGAGAGGTGATGGTCTATTCACTACAATTTCTGCAAATATTATTAGCACAACTGCATCAACATCTAATACAACAGGTGCTTTAAGGGTTTCTGGTGGTGTTGGTGTTAGAGGTAATGTGTCCACAGATGGTGTTATATTTGCTGATGGTACTCGACAAACTACTGCGGTCAATGCTGGTGATGCTTTGGCCTTCGCAATTGCACTAGGATAAATATTCAACTATGGCTAAACCAACTACAAGAGCACAATTCAGAGAATACTGCCTACGCCGTCTAGGTTGGCCAGTAGTTCAAATCAATGTGGATGACGACCAAATTGAAGATAGAATTGACGATGCATTAAGTTTCTTCAACGACTACCACTTTGATGGTACCGAGAAGATTTATATGAAACATAAAATTACGGCAGAAGATAGAGCTCGCCGTTGGATTTACGCACCTGATGCGGTAACATTTATTACAGGTGTTCTTCCATTTGACGATTCGAATTCGTCAATCAATATGTTTGACCTAAGATATCAACTAAGACTTCACGACCTTTACGATTTCACATCGGTATCTTATGTTTCATATGAAATTACAATGCAACACATTCGTTCTTTGCAATTGTTATTTTCTGGCACACCACAATTCCGTTTCAATCGTAAATTAAATAAACTATTCTTAGACATTGATTGGGACAGAGACCTACAAGATGGTGAATATGTTATCATTGAATGTTACAGAAAATTAGTTCCAGACAGTATTACAATGACAGGAACAGTAACAGGTAATACAACTTCAAATACTTTGATTGGTTATGGTACTAAATTTGACCAAGAAGTTTTAGAAAATGATTTCATTACCATAGGTACCGAATCAAAACAAATTCGTAACATTAATTCACCAAGTCAAATTACATTGGTTGGTCCAATGACAACAAATGTGGACAATGTTTCAGTTACCGTATCAGGCATTTCAGATGTTTGGGACGACCGTTTCTTAAAGAAATATGCAACCGCTCTCATCAAAAAACAATGGGGTGAGAACATGAAGAAGTTTGGTGGTATACAAATGCCAGGTGGTGTTACATTAAATGGTAAAGAAATATACGATGAAGCGGTTGAGGAACTTTCAAAGATTGAAGAAGATATATTCAACTTCAACAGTCTGCCTAGTGAAATCTTTACTGGATAATGATGAATGCCTACAAATTTTTACTTCAATAATTTTCCCGCTGAACAAATCACCTCAGAGCAATTGCTCGTTGAGGATTTGGTCATCGAAGCCATGCAAATCTATGGCATGGATGTCTATTACTTACCAAGAACAGTAAGAACTGGAAATGAAGTAGATTATTTGTATGGTGAAGATACTCTTAAAGAATATAGAACTGCATTTCCAATTGAAATGTACCTAGAGAATGTCTCTGGTATGGATGGTGAGGGTGATTTTATTTCCAAATTTGGTCTTGAAGTCCGTGATGAAATGTCTTTCTTAGTTTCTCGCCGTAGATTTAAATACACTTGCGGTGCCTCAAATCTTGCAAGACCGAGAGAAGGCGATTTAGTATATGTTCCATTAACTAGAAGTTTTATGGAAATTACTTTTGTTGAACACGAAAACGACCAAGCAATGTTCTATACTTTAGGTCGTGGTCGTGGTGGTAATGTTTATGTGTATGCATTAAAATTAAAAGAATTTGTTTTCTCAAACGAAGTTATCTCTACTGGTGTTGCCGAAATTGACGACAATATTAGAGATTACTATCGCAGAAGCCAACTTACTATGCGAACCGGTGTTGGCGCAGGTGCATTTGCAAATGATGAGATTGTTTTTCAATCAACAGACAGAACATTGGCAAATGCTACTGCACAGGCAGTTGTTCATTCATGGACAAATACTGCACAAGGAAGATTCTTGGATGTGTATCGTGTAATTGGAACTTTTGCAAACAATTCAAATACAATTGGTGCAACATCTGGTGCATATTACACTACAACAGGTACAATTAATAACGATGCATTTGATGACGATGCATTTGAAGATATTATTGATAACAAGAGAATTGAAACTGAATCTGACGGCATCATTGACTTTACAGAAATTAATCCATTTGGTGAACCATAATGTTAGGTAATGCACATTTTTATAATCGTTCAATTCGCAAAATTGTTGTTGCGTTTGGTACCCTTTTCAATGATATTCAATTGCAAAGGTACAATAAATCAGGCACAACTGCATATGAAAAATTCAAAGTGCCCCTTTCTTATGGTTCAAAAGAAAAATATTTAACTCGTATTGTAAGTGACCCAAATTTAACCAGGTCAATCAATACAGTAGTTCCTCGTATTTCTTTTGAAATGACCAGTATCAGTTATGATGCAAATCGTAAACAAGTAACGACACTACAAAATTTTAATAATACTGCAAGTGGTTTAAAGACACAGTATTTACCTGTTCCATATGATTTTAATTTTTCAATGTCAATCTATGTGAGAAACACAGAAGATGGCACACAAATCATTGAACAGATTCTTCCATTTTTTACACCAGACTTTACGGTATCTGTAAACTTCATCAACGAGATGGGTAAAAAGTATGATATGCCTGTCATACTTAATTCAGTAAGCACAACCACAGATTATGAAGGTGACATGATGAGCACCAGATTGATTATTTGGGACTTGGAGTTTACTGTCAAGTCGTTCCTGTGGCCTGCTGTAAAAGGTGATTCTGGTCTTATTGGCGAACCATATGCCAATACTGCGGCACCTGGTGGTGTTTCTTATGGTCGTGTAATTACAAACATGTATGTCGAACCTAACGATACAATTACACAACAAGTTAAAGTTGACTATGCAAATGGAAACAATTACTTTACCACAGGCGAAACGATTCGTGTAGATAATCGAGGAGAGATTACAGGTAAAGTTGTATATTTCAGTAACTCAAATACAGGTACATTAATCGTTGGTGGTTTGACTGATATTCTTCAAGCAAACAATGTAATACGAGGCGATTACAGTCGTGCAAAATATACGATTACTGCGGTTGAAAAAACACCAATTAAAGTCGTTGAAATTGTAACTACGGCAAATCCAATAAATGCAGAACCAGACGATGAGTTTGGATTCTCAGAAACAATTACACAGTTTCCCAATACACTATGAAAAATTTGAATGAAAAATTATCAGAAGCGTTAGACATTGAACCTATCGAATTTGAAATTGTAGAACCTGTTGTTCAAAATACAACACCTGTTGTCGTTGAAACAACGCCTTCAAATGGTCTGGTAGATGATGATGCAAACTTTGCCCGTTGTAATATTCGAAGTTTGATTGAAAAAGGTAATCAAGCAATGGATGACCTATTGAATGTTGCAAAGGCATCTGAACATCCAAGAGCATATGAAGTTGCTGCCGGTTTGATTAAAAACTTGGCAGATTTAAACAAAGATTTGTTAGAAATACAGAAACGCCGTAAAGATTTATCACCACAAGAAGCATCGACAGTTAAGAATGTGAATGTTGATAAAGCAGTATTTGTAGGTTCTACCGCTGAATTAGTTAAACTTTTAAAAAGTAATAAATAACACACTATGGAAACTTTAATCGAAATGATGCGTAAGGTCCTTGCAGACCATTATGCATTTCAACTCAAAGCACACAACTATCATTGGAATGTGGAAGGTTCAAACTTCCCACAATACCATGAATTTTTTGGAAACTTATACGAAGAAGTCTTTGGTGCAGTAGACCAAATTGCCGAAGAAATTCGTGCATTGGATGCCTATGCACCAGGTTCATTTTCAAGGTTCTTAGAACTTACTGATATTGAAGATGAACTATCAATCCCAAGTGGTGTTGAAATGGCACGCCGTTTAATGGCAGACAATCAAAAAATTCTCGCAACACTTGATGTGACATTTAAACTTGCAGACGAATTAGACCAACAAGGTTTGGCAGACTTCATTGCAGGTCGTATCGATACACATAAAAAACACGGATGGATGCTTCGTAGCATTACAAAATGAGTGATGCGTATTATGTTTATTTACACAGAAAAAAAGACACTAATGAAATTTTCTATGTAGGTAAAGGAAAAAACAAAAGGCATTTGGAAGAATCTAATAGGAATCAATATTGGCATAATGTTGTTGGCAAACACGGATTTATTTCTGAATTTGTCATTGAAAATGTTGATGAAGAATTTGCTCTATTAATTGAACAAGAACTAATAGACAAATATAAAAAAAATAACATCCGTTTAGTTAATCTTACAAATGGTGGTGAAGGTGTTTCTGGATTAAAACATTCACCTAGTGTTAAAAAAACACTATCAGAAAAAGCACTTGGAAGAAAACATACCGATTTAACAAAACAAAAAATTGGTATGTTTTGGAAAAATAAAAAAAGAGGTCCTTTTACAGAAGAACATAAAGAGAATATCTCTATAAAAAGGCAAAAACAAATTATGAAACCTGTGACCGATGAAACAAAACAAAAAATTTCTTCTGCAAATAAAGGCAAAAAAAGAACAGAAGAACAGAGAAAAAAAATATCTGAATCTACAAAAATGGCACTAAAAAATAAAGGTGCATGATGATAGTTGAAGGATATTTAGGAAACCAAAATTTAAAAAGAGTTGGTGTAGAACTACAATACACCGAAGAGCAGGTTAAGGAAATTATAAAATGTTCCGAAGACCCAATTTATTTTATTAAAAATTATGTGAAGATTGTGAATGTGGACAAAGGTCTTGTCCCATTTGAAATGTGGCCATTCCAAGAGGACATGGTCAGCACTTTCCATGAAAATCGATTTTCAATTTGCAAAATGCCTCGACAGGTTGGTAAGACAACAACTGCCGCAGGTTATATGTTATGGTCTGTTCTTTTCCAAGAAAACTATAATATCGCAATTCTTGCCAACAAAGGTTCACTTGCTCGTGAGATTTTAGGTCGTATTCAATATGCCTATGAATATCT